TATTTGAGATGTATCGTCATGATTATAGCGTCAATAACTTAAGTCCACAAACAAGTTCTACAAGTCTTTACAGTGCAAACTATTATGTTATGAATAAAGACTTTAGGGTTTATGTTTGCATATACAATGGATCTGCTCCATCAAATAGTGGGCAAGGTATAGTATCACTTGTTGAACCACTACACACTGACTTACAACCCAGATTAGAAAGTGACGGTTATATATGGAAGTATCTTTATACCATAAAACCAAGTGAAATCTTAAAATTTGATAGTGCTAACTTTATGCCTACACCAGCAGATTATGCAAATAATCCTGACTGTGCTGATGTAAGAAATGCTGCTATAAATGGAAAAATTGAGGTAATAACTATTGAGGACACGACTAATGCTGCCTATCAATTTAACGGCACAAAAAACAATGTTCCAATAAGAGGTGATGGTGATGGTGGATTAGCTTCAGTAACATTTTTGAATGGTAAACCATCTTCTGTTCAAGTGACAAATGGTGGTTCTGATTATTCTTTTGCAACTTTAGATTTAGACTCAGTTGTTACAGGTGCTGGTGCATCATTCTCTGTTATCATACCACCGCCAGGCGGTCATGGTGCTGACGTATACACAGAGTTAGGGTCAAATAAAGTATTGGTTTATTCGAGAATTGAAAATACTGATGTAACTAATCCTGATTTTCCTTCAGGAAATCAATTTGCCAGAATAGGAATTCTTAAAAATCCTATAGAAAATGGCAGCACTAATTTATTAACAGCAGCAAGTGTTACAAACACAAAAGCATTACGTGTAACAGGTGCTACTGCAGATAGTTTGTCAGCATCCATAGATGGTTTAATCACTCAAACTGTGGGAGTTGGATCAACTGCTGTAGGTAAAATTATATCCTATGATAACTCTACTCAAGTATTGAGATATTGGCAAGATAGATCTCTTGCAACAAATGATTCCAATGGAACACCACCTACCTTTGGATACAAGCTAAATAAATTCAGCAATACACCTGGCACTGGCGGTAGCACTAACGTTGTTGTAACAACTTCCTCAGGGACAGAAACCGTTGGTATTGACACTGGTTTTGTTGGAGTCTCAACAACAATAAATGCTAAAACTTTTTACTTCGGTCAATCGTTTACAAACGGAATAGCAGAACCAGAGATAAAAAAACATTCTGGTGATATCATATACATTGATAACAGACCAGAAGTGACAAGAGCCTCAAACCAAAGGGAAGATATTAAGATCATCTTAGAATTCTGATACAATGCCACAGAACACCAATTTAAATGCTAGTCCATATTTTGATGATTTTGAGTCGTCGAAAAACTTCAATCGAGTTTTATTCAAACCTGGCACTCCTGTTCAAGCAAGAGAATTAACGACTTTACAATCTATCTTACAGGGACAGATTGAAAAATTTGGTAAACATATTTTTAAGGAAGGATCTGTTGTCATACCTGGTTCTCTTGGATTTGATCAAGAATATACTGCTGTAAAAGTTGAGTCTACATTTTCTGGTGTTCCTGTTGAACTTTATTTTGATAGATTTATAGGTGTAAAAATAAAGGGTAAAATTTCTGGAGTTACCGCAAAAGTTGTTAAAGTTCTATCTGCATCTCAATCGGAGACAGGACATACTACTCTTTATATAAAATACTTATCTTCTGGTAAAAACAAATCTCAAGAATTGTTCTCAAGTGGAGAGAATTTATTTACAACAGTTCCTGTTACTTATGGGACAACAACTATTGGTGGAGGTTCAGATTTTGCCACATGCATACAATCGAATGCTACAGCACAAGGTTCTGCTTTTACAGTAACAAAGGGTATATTTTTTGCTCGTGGTGCTTTTGTAGAGGTTCCAACAAAAACTATTTTATTAGATCAATACAATCCAAATCCATCATGTAGAGTTGGTTTTCTTGTAAAAGAAGAGATAGTGACTGCTGTAGATGATGAGAGTTTATATGATAATGCTGCAGGATTCTCAAACTTTACTGCACCAGGTGCAGACAGACTTAAAATAAGTTTAGAACTTACTAAAAAACCATTAGATAATCTAAGTGATGAAAATTTTATTGAGTTGTTTAGGAGTGACAAAGGAACAGGTGAGAAAATTGTCAACAATACACAGTACAACGAACTTGGAAAGGAACTTGCAAGAAGAACACATGACGAGAGTGGAGATTATTTTGTAGACAGATTTAGTTTACAAGCAAAAGAGTGTCTTAATGATAGACACTCTGTTTTTGGAACATATTTTCCTGAGCAAAAAACTAGAAGAGGTAATGTACCATCAAAAGATTTACTCAATATAAAAATAGGACCAGGTAAAGCGTATGTAAAAGGTTTTGAGATAAAGGTATGTGGTTTTAGAATTTTAGATATAGAAAAACCTAGAACTACAAAAAAAATAACAAGCAGTGCCATACCATTTCAAGCAGGAAATAAACTTTCAGTAAACAATACTTTAAACGGTGCTCAAATTAAATTAAACGCCACTAACTCTGATTTTATTGATTTACGTGATACAAGATTAGGTGCTACAAAATCGACTGCTGCTGGAAATAGCATAGGAAGAGCAAGGGTGTATGATTATAAAACAACTAATGCAAATTATACTGGCAATGAAACTCAATTTGATTTATTTCTTTGGGATATACAAACTGATACCACAGTCACGATAAGTACAACTACCACTCTTTCTGTGCCTGCTTTTATAGAGGGTTCAAGATCAGGTGCTAGAGGTTATCTAAAATCTTCCATATCAAATTCAGCAGATCTGGTGCTTACACAAACATCAGGTAAATTTATTGTTGATGAACCCATTATTATTAATGGTATACAAGATGGAAAGGTCGTTAGATCCATAAGCGAAAAAGATTTAGCAGATGTGAAATCAGTAAGATCAACTGGTGGATCAAGAACCTTTGCTGCAGATGTAGTATTAGAACCAAAACAAGATTTTGGTGGAAGATCTTTTACCATAACAACTGGTGGTGTGATAACTAGTGGAACGGTTGGTTGGGTTAAGAACTTTAAGGTAGGTGATATTATATCATATAAGTTAGCGGGGGTAACAGACAATACATTCAATCAAGTAAGTTCTATAAATCTAACAAATAGAACGGTAACTGTGGTTGCAGCACCTAATGATGTTAGTGGTATTTGTAGTAAGGATTTACCAACCTCAAACGTTACTGTAAGTGGATTGCAAATAGTTGCATCCAACTTAAGAGCATCTCAAAGTGGATTTTTATATTCAGAATTACCAAACACCAACATAGAATCTATTGACCTTACAGATTCTTCCTTGCAATTTAGAGAGGAGATAACTGGTGAGAACACAGATGGTTCTGGACAATTAGACTTACCTTCATTGACAGGAACTGATAAAGTATACGCAGCTTTTGACGAGGAGAGGTATGGTATATTTTATTCTGACGGCACTATAGAACCTCTAACATCTGATCAGTTTGTCTTGACAAATGGTAGTAAAGGTGCAACAATATCAGGTTTATCTGCTTCTCAAAGCAATGTTGTCGTTCACGTTACAACACAAAAATCAAAGGTAAAAGCAAAACAAAAAAATCTTGTAAGAGGTAAGTCTATTACGGTTACAGGATCTGAAAGATCTTTTTCAGGTGTAAGCACATCAATCGCTGATGGTCTTACCTTTAGTAATGTATATGGTAAACGTGTACAAGATAGAGAGATATCACTTGACGTTGCTGATGTTGTTGATGTTCATGCCGTATTTGAATCTTCAGGAAATGGTGTGCCAACTATTCCATCATTAGTATTGAATTCATTTACAGGACCTAATGGAGACAACTCAGATATTATATTAGGAGAGGTAGGCGTAGGAAAAAGTTCTGGTGCGTCTGCTATGGTCTTATCTAGAAGTGGCACTAACAAAGTAGAGGTTTGCTTCAAAAACAACTTTTCATTCAAAGAATCTGAGGATGTTGTATTCCAAGAAAGTGGTATAACAGCAAATCTGTCTCAATTATCACCTGGCGATCCAAACATTAGAAATAATTTTATTGTAGATTCAGGGCAAAGATCTGAGTATTATGATTTTGGTCGAATAGTAAGAAAACAAAATTCTCCAAAACCACAGGGTCAACTTAAGATATTCTATGATCATTACACCATTAATGCTTTAGATTCTGGTGATGTTGTATGTGTAAACAGTTATAGTGCAGATAGATATGACACTGTGCCTACATTTGGTGGTGCAAGAAACACTGATGTCATTGACTTGAGACCAAGAGTCGCTGATTACTCAGGAAGTAGATCTCCTTTTGAGTTTGACTCAAGAGATTTTACAACAACTGGATCAGCATCAAATGTCCTTGTGTCAGATGAGAATATAATTTTTGATTACAACTTTTACTTAGGAAGAATTGATAGATTATACCTTTCTTACAAAAATAATAGTGCAAATGGACTTGGTAGATACGATCACTCGTTTACTGTAAAAAAAGGTATTCCTGCTGTAAATCCCACAGAACCAGAACCACTCACTGACGCTTTTGAACTAGCAAGGATAGATTATAAACCATACGTATATGATGCTACACAAGACGTTACTATAACTTCTCGTGGAAACAAAAGATATACAATGAAGGATATAGGTAAATTAGAGGATCGTATTGAAACTTTAGAGGAAGTAACTTCTCTAAGTTTATTGGAAACTGCAACAGAAAATTTAGTTATAAGTGATCCTGACACAGGTTTAGATAGATTTAAGAATGGGTTTGTTGTGGATACATTTAATAATTTTGACGTTGCTGATTTAGGTCAATCATCTCTTAAGTATGATATTCAAAATGGAAACTTAGTAGCAAGAAAAAATAATGACTCTATAGATCTTCTTATTGGGTCAGAACAAATTGTAGGGTTGAATGGAATACCTGATGTTACAGTCGATCCAAGATTTGCTAATGACCTTACCTCACCAAACATACAAAGAACAGGTGATCTCATAACTCTTAGTTATACTAATATAATTGATTTTCAACAACCATTTGCAAGTCGAGTTGAGAATGTAAACCCTTATATGACTCGTAAGTATAAAGGTAGTCTTACATTAAATCCACAGAGTGATGTATTTGTAGATAGAAGAGTTATTACAAGAGATGGTGGCATAGGTTATGGTAATGATTTTATCTCACAAACCGAACCTGTTCCCACAATTAGAGAGCAAAATATTCAATTTGTTGCAACAAGACTAAAACCAAACACGCTTCACTTTTGCTCTTTTGATGCTGAAGATATGATTGAAAGTAGGAGTCGTGTTATACCAAAACTTTTAGAAGTAGCTCCAATTCAAGGTTCTTTCCAAATAGGTGAGACTGTTCGTGGTGCAACTGTTGATACTCAAAACGTAAGTCAAGGGACAGGACTTAGATTTAGATTATGTGTTCCTGATCATAAAGACGGTCCTTTTAATGATCCTACAGTTGTTTACGCCATCAATCCTTACAGCGACGAAGTGGTCGGATTACCATCTGAGTATTCAGAAACATCAACAGTGTTAAATGTTGATACTGCCTCTCTAAACCAAAAATCTGATGGAAATTTCTTTGGTCAAGCATTAATAGGAATGAGACTGGTTGGTGAGACTAGTGGTGCTGAAGCACAAATAACCAATCTAAGATTGGTATCTGACGATCTTGGAGCAATCATAGGAAGTTTGTACATTAGAGGTCAAACTTTTGACGCAGGTACAAGCACACTTATTCTCTCAAGTCTAAGACCTCAAGATCAAATATCAGGTTTAAACTTTAGTTCTGCTGGAGCTGATTTTTTCTCTGAGGGATTTGAAATAACAGAAACCACAATAACAAGAAGAGAACCTGCTCCCCCTGTCATTCCACCTCCAGTTATAATCAACAATACCGTTATACAAGAAGTTGAGGTTCCTGTTGTACAAACAGTTGTTCAAGAAGTTCAGGTAGAAGTTCCTGTTGAGGTTGTGGTAGAGAGGGAAGTTCCTGTTGAGGTATTTGTTGAAGTCCCATCCCCTCCTCCAGAACCTGAAATTGTAACAGTTTTTGTAGATAGAATTGTAGAGGTTCCAGTTGTTGAAGTTAGAGAAGTTGTAAGAGAGGTAGAAGTTGTAAGAATTGTAGAGGTTCCAGTTGACCCTTGGGATGAAGATGATGACCCATTAGCACAAAGTTTCATTGTCAGTGATGAACCAGGTTGTTTTATGACTGCTGTTGATTTATTTTTCCAAAGTAGATCTGAAACAATACCTCTAGAGGTTCGTATTGCTCCTGTAGTTAATGGTTATCCAACTAGAGATATAGTGCCAAATTCTATTTGTATATTGAATCCTAGAGACGTTAATATATCCGATGATGCTACGATACCTACACGATGTACGTTCCCGTCTCCAGTATATTGTCCTTCTGGTGAGTATGCATTTGTTGTCCTTACAATGACAGATGAGTATAATCAGTGGATATCACAAGTTGGAGAAGTTGAGATAAGCAGTGCCAATGCATCAGAGTTACAAAAAGTTGTCATAAGTAAACAACCTACATTAGGATCCTTGTTTAAGGGTCAGAATGCTGGAACGTGGACTGCCTCTCAACTTGAAGACATGAAGTATACTGCTTATAAGGCACAGTTTACTGATCAGACTGGCACATTTAGAATGTACAATCCACAATTAGGAGATTTTGCTGAAAGAAATCAACTTCCAGAAAACCCCATTGAAACATTTTCTAGAAGAGTTGTTGTTGGGTTAGGATCTGCTATTGATTCAGGTATAATTGATATTGGTACTCAAATAAAACAAAACAATAGAACTGCAAATGGTTTTGTAACTGAAAAACTCTCTCATTTAGATGAGGGTGGATCAGCACTTACAATACTCAATGCAGGAACTGGATATGAGGATGGTCAATATAATGATGTATCATTGATAACAGTGACAGGATCTGGATCGAATGCCACAGCAAATATAAGTGTTGACGGTAACGTAGCGACTGCTGTTACAGTCACTTCTTCAACTGGCACAGGATATGTTGTAGGTGACACTTTGACTGCACTAATAGGAACAAAAGGATTAGGTCAAAACTTGACATTCAATGTTGGTGTAACAACAGGTGTAAACTCACTTGTACTTACAAATGTAAGTGGTAATGATTTCAACACTACAGATCTAATTCAATATCATGATTCAAGTTTAGGTTACGGTGTTACTGTCAATGATATTGTGCCATCCACTGTGACTGTAAACTCTGATCAATTTGATGGAAAAATATTTAAGGTAAGTCATCCTAATCACGGTATGCATGACGTAAATAATGTAGTCAAAATTTCTGGTGTAACTGGTGATCTTCTGCCTACAAGACTCACTGTTGGATATGCGGTTAGTCAAACAAGTGCTGTTAGTGTTGCTAGTAGCATAGGTTTCAATTTCTTTGAGGGAACTCAAGTATCTGCAAGTAATCCTGGCGTTGCCCTTATAGGTGATGAAGTAATTACTTATACTTCAGTTGGAGTAAATCAATTGACAGGAACAATTACCAGAGGTCTTGATAACACTTTTGCAAGAACTTATGAGATAGATGCTCCAGTTCAAAAATACGAATTATCAGGTGTTTCCTTACGCAAAATTAATAAAACTCATAATATGGTAGATGTCACCAATACAATTGAAGGCAAGACTACTTTAGATGCTTATCATATTAAGATATCTGGAGACGTATTTTTCAACAAAGATAAGTTTGGCGGTGGCACAAGAGCAAGAGCATCTTCAAATATTCTTTTTGACACTATTGAACCTAGTATTGCATCAAGTGTTCCAGAAGGATCATCTTTATTAGCATCAGTAAGAACAACCTCTGCAACAAGTGTTGATGGTTCTCAAACATCCTTTGAAGATCAAGGGTTTGAGGACATATCACTTGCAGGTGAAACTAAGTTCACAAGTCCAAGAATGGTTGCCTCAGGTGAAAATGAGCAAACTAAAGCAACTTTGGTTGCATTACCTGGCAATAAGTCATTTACAGTAGAGATGAATTTGAGTACAAGTAATAGACTTGTATCTCCTGTTATTGACGCTTTTGGTAGTTCTATACTAACTAAATCAACAAGGGTTAACTCTCCCATATCAAATTATACAACTGACAATAGAGTTAATAAACTAGAGGATCCCCATGAATTATTATATCAAACAAAGGTCATAAAACTTGACAATCCATCATCTGCTATAAAGGTTTTATTTGCTGCTAATAGACCAGCAGCATCCGATATAAGAGTTTTATATCGTTTAGAAAGAGTAGATGGAAATGAGTTGGATCAAATTTTTGAACTATTTCCTGGTTTTGACAATCTTGACGCATCAGGTAATATTATCTCTGATAAAAATAATAGTGGTAGACCAGATGTAAATATATCACCTAGTATTCAAGATCAATTCAATGAGTATGAATTTACAATTTCTAATTTACCACAGTTTACAGGATTCCAAATAAAAATAGTTATGTCCACAACAGATCAATCACAAACTCCAAAATTAAAAGATTTTAGAGCAATAGCAACAGCATAAAAAAAAGTATGATAAACGCATGGTCATTAGCAGCAGAAATTTTAGAGGGCACATTAGATGAAACATTTCCAATCAAAAAGAACACAAGTCGAAAATCATCCCTCCCTACAGAGAGACACAAGAACAAATGCAATAGTCAACAACGACCAGACTGCTTACAATCGTTACATGAATAGAAAACAAGCAGGCATGAAACAAAAAGCAGAGATTGATGAATTAAGAAACGAAATTGAGATTTTAAAGTCTTTGTTATTAAATAATAAATAGAAATACTGTAATAGGTTTATATGGCAGTCCCCTCAGTAAATATTCAAATTGAGAAAGGAACTGACTTTTCTTCAACTTTTGACTTGAAGAAAAGAGACAATGATCCATTGGACCTTACACCATATGATTTTTCTGTAAAGATGAGGAAACATTCAGAAGCATCTGGATCTGTTTCTTTTGCTACCACTTATGGTGGACAACCCGCAAAGGGTAATCTAACAATATCTCTGACTGATACTCAGACTGGTATTATCACAGCAGGAAGATATGAATATGATGTGGTTATAACTAACCGCAACAGTAACATAAAGACCAAGGTTATAACTGGTCAAGCACTTGTAAACCCAACAGCATCGTGATATGTCAGTACAAGTTGTTGCAGTTGGAATTGTATCAAGTCATGCCGACACTAATCTAGATGGTCAACCATCAGTCAAATTTACAATTGAGCAGGAAGACACAGTGGCAAACATTCGAGACATCTCTGACATCGTATCTACATCAATTGGTGTTGGGGTAGGGACGAATTTTGTTTTATCCTATGATCCATCTGCTGATAACTTTGTTTTTATAAGTCCAGATGCAGTAGTAAATTCTGCTGCTGGAAATTTATCTGGTCCTGAGGGATTTGATGCTTCTGTTGTTACTGCTCTTGCTGAAGATCTAGACAATCAAATTGATCTTGATGCTGGAACTTGGTCATAAAATCTAAATACACAAAGGTAATAGGAACAAATGAGTAATCCAGTACTTCAGTTTAAGAGGGGTAATCTTGCTAGTCTACCTGGTCTAAGAGCAGGTGAACCAGGTTTTACAATTGACAAGTACGATTTGTACGTTGGTATTGACTCAACAACAACCAATAACCAATTTATAGGATCCTCTCGATTCTGGACAAAAGAAACAACAACCACAGGATCTGGTGTAAATTTAGTTGAAGGAACGAATAACGGTGTACATAAGGTTGTTCTAAAAGCACCCTCTACCATAGGTTCAGATCAAGAATATACTTTTCCTGCTGCAGCAGTCAATACAGGATACTTAAAGTCTGATGGAAGCGGTAATCTAACATGGGACACAGCTCCTAATGCACCTGCAGCAGGTGGGTCGGGTGCTGCTGAAGTTAATGTGTCTGGTGTAGGTACAGTAACAAATTTAAAATCAAGTGACATTGTTGTGTCTGCTGGTGCCACTTTTGCTTCTGCTCAAGTGAGTGATCTTACCTCAGGTAGAGTCGTTCTCGCTGGCACAAACGGTGAGTTAGAAGATAGTGGAAATTTAGCATTTACTGGCACACAATTGAATGTAACTGGAAATGCAAACGTTACAAGCGATTTGTCTGTTGGAGGTAATCTAACAATAAGTGGTTCTGTAACACAGATTAACACTGTTAACACAACTGTAGAAGATGTTCTGTTAGAATTACAGGTTGTAGATGGTTCTGTTTTAACTGGAGATACTAACAAAGACGTTGGTATTATTATGAATTACTACAGTGGTTCTGCCAAAAAAGCTGCTGTATTTTGGGATGACTCTGCAGGTAGAATAGTTCTTGCTGAGGAGGCATCTGAGTCATCAAGTGTATTAACGGTTAGCACGACTGCATCATTAGAGATTGGTGGTTTGTTTGTAAATGATTGTGCAGGTCAAACACAAGTTATTTCTTGCTCAGGAACCACTCGCTCACTAGAAAATATAACCATAGACGGTGGTTCATTCTAGACTATATACTATAGTTTAATTGATTAACATGAATGAAGAAGTGAACGCTGTATTGCAAGTTTATCAAGCAAAAGTAAATAACTTACTCGCACAAAACATAGCGTTAGAAGCAAAAATTATAACCTTAACAAAAACCATAGAAAGTTTACAGAAGTCATCAGAACAGGATTCTAATTCAGTTGTGGATGGCGGAGAAGTGTGATTGTTTATCTAGCAGGTCCTATAGAATTATGTTCTGAGGATGAAATTCATTTATGGAGAAATTATGTTTCTGAACATATTCCCTTGAATATAGCAGTATTAGAACCTCGTTATGACTTAAGTTCTGCTGGAGAGATATATCAAGACACAAGAAAAAATGTGCAAGAATGTGATATGATTTTTGCCTATTTACCAAAAAGTGTAAACGTAAGAAGACCTTCATACGGCACAATATTTGAAATTGCTTATGGTCATGCACTCCATAAGGATATTGTTATCGTTTCTGATGATGAGTATGTTCACAATCACCCTATTATGAAGGGAATTGGAATGCATTTTAAATCTTTAGACAATGCAATTAAGTACTTATTTTAATGGTGTTTGGCAAGATAATAACTTTGAGTCTTTACGTTACTCTGGTTACCAACTTGTAGATTACGTTAATTCTCAAAACCCTACCAGTGTTTTAGATGTGGGTTGTGGTTACAATAGGTTTAAGGGAAAAATAAAAAATCTTACTGGAATTGATCCATATAACGACGCTGCAGATATAAAAGTAAAAATAGAAAATTTTTATCCACTTACCATTCACGATAATTACGATATTGTCTTATGCTTAGGTTCTATAAATTTTGGAGATGAAGAAACAATTGATAATCAATTGTCAATTATAAACGAGTTGTTTACAAAAGAGGCAATATTTAGAGTGAATCCTGGCATACCTCATGATTGGACAGATTACGGAGATATAGTTTGGTATAAGTGGACATTAGATAAAATACACCATGTTGCAATGAAATATAACTATGATATAAAAAAACTTAAATGCGAGTATACTGCAGAGGGTCACAGAAGATTATTTTTTATTTTTGCTAAATAAACATGTAGATAGGAAAATTAAAATGCTTTCTGGAACAGATTTCGTTAAGAAGATCAAAGAAGGAAACAAGGCACTGTTTGACGCATCTCGCTCAAACGTCCGTCGTTTTTTCGCTTCCAACCCAAGTGATGAGTATCTAGTCGAGCACTTCCGTGGACGTATGGTCAACGAAGCTCAGAACATGTACGCTATCGCTGGTCAGGTTGCCTCCTCTGATCCCTCTACCGACGTAAAAGACTTAGAACTTCTAAGCCGTCAAGCTATGGACGAAGCAAAGCACTTCCGTATGGTAAAGGAAGTAAT